AGGGTATAACGCATTTCCTGCATCATCAATTGACTTTAATATCACTGCATCCCATTCAACAATGTCGCGCTTGTCCAGCAAGAACGCAGCAAGATCATCTTCATGCAATCGCTGTCCGATGAATATAATAGGCACGTTTACACCGCGCACACGCTGGCGAATTGTTTCTTCATAGTTGCGAATCACGCTCGCTCGAATAGTATCGCTATGCGCTGCATCAGGCTTGATTGGATCATCAATAATAACTGCGCCACTGAATCTATCAAGACCCGGAAGGCCGCCGTCTTGTCCAGTGATTGCGCCAGCTGAGCCAAATGCCGCCACACTACCGCCTTGCATAGTCTTGAATGAATCCTTAGCGCGTGAATCACCGCTTATCTCAACGTCAAACAGATACTTATACATGCGAGAAGTCATGATGTTTTTTATGAATGCCGTATGCTTGGCGGCCAGGTCATGCGAGTAACTAATATAAAGAAAGTTGCAATCAGGATATTGAGCCAAGTTCCAAGCTGTCCACATAGAGCAGAATACAGACTTACCATGTCCTGGCGGTATGTTAATGATTAACCGTTGGGACGGTATCTCAAGGCGTGAAACCTTGGTGAGTTGTCTTGCAAGGGTAATGTGGTGTGATTCCCTACCATTCGGGTTTGATATGATAAATTCGCGGTTTGTCAGGTGTTGAAAAAAGAATTTGCAGAATTCTAGGAGTGAACCTTTTAAGAATGCGGCTTGTGTTTCTTTGTCTAGATCAATACTCACTCTTTGATTGCTCTAATAGTTTAGCGCGCAGATCTGCAAGCTCTTTCTTGAGCGCATCGTTTTCGGTTGTTATGTTTTCTATAACTTGTTTATCGCCGTAGATTTTAGGGGCAAGTTTAGAGGCGTACCATTTTGTAGTATCAACTTTCAGCCGTTGAATAGCCACCATTCCAGCATCCGCACGAGTTATACCATCCTTATCCTCGAATGTCCCTACCTCACACAATTCGTGCAACTTTTCAGCCATTAAAGCCGCTTGATATGACTTAGCTTTTGCGTAATTCTTGGAAAAATCGTCATGAACAAGGCGCCACTCATAGATCGTGCTCTCATTTGGTAGCCAATCATGAAGGTCACAAAGTTTATTCGTTCCAAGGGTAGTTGTAGATATCAAATTGCAGATTCTATCGCCAATTTCGGGGGTATATGTGGAGTATCTACCTTGACCGGCCATGATTAAGCCTTATTTGATTTATTCAATTCACGATATGCCTTCGAGCG